CCAATATTTATAACGAAAACAATGGCAACCTTTACTTCAAAGATATATGAGAGTATAACATTAAACGGAAACGATCTAGGTTCTTACACCACTAATACCATTGATGGTATAAATTATGTAGATAACCGCATATTAAACTGTCCTTCTGGATCCCAAACACCAATATTTACATTAAGTAACAATCCAGGTGCAGGACAGTTTGTAACTAGTAGTCTACAATACGCTAGAATAACTAATGTTTCAACAGTTCCAGTAAAACTAATTGTTGTAGGTGCATCTAGTGTAAGTGCTTCGTTTTTGGTAACAACCGGTAGTTCATTCTTTTTATCAACTAGTAAGATAACAGGTAGTGTTGATAACAGCTTTACATTTAAAGACATTCAAAGTGTTTCCATTGAACCATCAAGTTCCGCAGCAGCAATAGAATATTACATAGCAACAACTTAATAACATGAATATACCTATATGGAATGGATCATCGTCGTTTGCCCCTGGAGATACTCCATTTGGGTTTTATGACTACGATCCACAATTTCAGACCGACGCTGATAAAGTGTCTAAATTTTGTGCTCAACGTTTGGGTTATCCAATTCAAGAAGTCGAGTTACAAGACATAAATTTTTACACAGCATTTGAATATGCTGTAACAACATACGGAAACGAACTCTACGCGTTTAAAGTTAGAGACAACATGCTCAACATAGTTGGTTTAGATGTTGATGTCAACCTGAATAACGCGATTATAACGCCTAATTTCGCTAGTATTGTGCGTTTATCTCAACAATATGGTGAGGAAGCAGGTGTTGGTGGAAATGTTAATTGGCATAGTGGTTCTATCCCACTTATTCCGGGAGTACAAGATTACGATTTGGCACTATGGGCATCGTCTCAAAATATAACTGGTGGAATTGAGATTAAGAGAGTATTCTATAACGCACCACCTGCGGTAAATCAATTATATAACCCATTAGCTTATGCTGGATTAGGTGGTGTACCTGCTGCTGGAGCATATGGTTTAGGATATGGAACCACAGGTTATTTAATGGTACCTACAAGTTTGACCATGCAAACGGTACAAGCTATCGAGATGCAGAACCAAGTAGTTAACCCTAACTATACATTCGAACTTATCAACAACAAATTAAGAGTATTTCCTATGCCTGGTTATGGTAGTATTTACTCATTTATGTCATTCCAATACATTATATTAGATGAAAGAATAAATGACTCTATACAAGAAACAGGAGGAAATAAAATATCTAATGAGTCTAACGCGTCATATGATAATCCAACATACTCACAAATAAATTCAATTGGTCGCCAGTGGATATTTGAATACACATTAGCTTTATCTAAAGAAATGTTAGGATATGTTAGAGGTAAATATTCTACTGTCCCAATACCTGGTGATGCAGTAACATTAAATCAAGCAGATTTATTGTCGTCTGCATCCGAGACTAAGACATCTTTAATAGAACGATTACGTGAATATTTTGACCAGACGTCAAACCAAGCTTTATTAGAGAGAAGAGCAGCAGAATCAGAGGCGCGTGTAAAAGAAATTAATTATTCACCAACTTATATTTACATAGGATAACATGGCTTTATTTGGTTCAGCGAGAGATGTAAGTATGTTCAGATATGTGAACAGAGAGTTAATGGGCAACATTATCTCTCAACAGTGTGTCTTCTACAAATGTAATATTACAAACACACTGATAAACATGTATGGTGAGGCATCAAATGGTAGATATTATGAACAACCTATTTTATTTAACTGCTTAATTGATGTTGGTGACCAAACCGCACCAACACCTGATGATATGGTTGGATTTGAATGGCCAGTGACATATAAATTTTTAAGAGACGATTTAGTAGATGCTGGAGTTGAACCGGCTATAGGAGATATAATAATGTGGCAAAATGCTTATTGGGAGGTAGATAACGAGAATATAGTTCAATTCTTTACAGGTAAAGATCCTGCTTACCCATATACAGACGCTAATGGTAATAATCCACTAAATCCTGGATTAGGAAACTTTGGTTACAATGTTAGTGTTATATGTACTACTCACTACGTACCTGGAGATCGTTTAGGAATCCAACCGTACCGACTATAAAATATAAACAATGGCAACACAAGGAAGAAAACCAATACCTAAAACCCAAAGAGAGATAAGCGTAAGTTTACAAACGCCTAAGGATCCGTCTATGGGTAATCCTAATTCCTCATACGAATCACCAAGTAATAATAGAGCACTACAGACATCATTTCAAGATGATACAGTTAAGCCATTTAAGATTGGTATACAAGATATTGATGAGGCTATATTGTACTACTTCCAGAACGTTATTAAGCCATTTGTAATACAAAACGGAGAAAGATTACCTGTACCTATATTGTATGGTTCCCCTGAAAAATGGAAATCGATGCAGCGAGACGGATATTACCGAGACAATAAAGGTGCGGTTATGTATCCACTTATAGTATTTAAACGTAATGCCATTGAGAAAGATAGAACTATAGCGAATAAGTTAGATGCTAACAATCCTAACAATTTTGGAGTATTTACTAAAAAATACTCACCATACGACGCGTATTCTAATTTTAATGTACTTAACAACAGGACACCCGAGAAAACATATTATGCGACTATTATGCCCGATTATGTGACTATAACGTACACATGTGCTGTATTTACATACTATGTAGAGCAATTAAACAACATAATCGAAGCCATAAATTATGCTTCAGATGCATATTGGGGAGACCCACAACGATATAAGTTCCAAACACGTATTGATTCATTCAATACTGTAACTGAACTATCAGACAACGATGAGCGTGTCGTGAAAAGCACATTTGATATTAAATTACATGGTCATCTTATTCCTAATGTGTTACAAAAGGACATGAACTCACTTAAGAAGTTTAGAGATAAGTCTAAAGTAATATTCTCAGTCGAGGCTACATCCAACAGTGCTATACTTAAAGGTACAGTTAATGCTGATGGTACAGCAACTGAACTTAAGAAGAAAGAAGCGGAAAGAAAAGTACAAATCGACCAATCAACGTCAAGAGCAACTATAATTTAATATTTATAAGAAACATTAAATGGCTAGAGTAAGATTTTTAGATCAGGTACCCGTTGGTTTCTACGAAGTAGGAAATGGTGGAGGCGGTAGTGGAACACCAGCTAGCCCAATTGGTTCTATTCAATTTAACAACGCTGGAGTATTTGGTGGGAGTAGTAATTTAACATGGAATAATTCTACAAATACTATCACATTAAATGGTAGTATGAATGCTACTAATTTTATTGGCAATTTATCAGGTACAGCATCGTATGCGACTAATGTTAAGGTTGGTGGTAATAACCAATCTATACAATACAACAATAATGGAGTATTAGATGGTGATGCTGCATTAATATATGATAATACTAATCAAATTGCAACAATACAGGGTAATCTTATTATAGGAAATATTCAAAGTAGTGTAATATCAGATCAATCTGGATTTGCTTTTGCTCAAGGTTCAAATGTCAATGCTTTAGGATATAATTCATATGCTCAAGGTCAAAATATAATAGCAAACGGTGAAGCATCACACGCTGAAGGAGGATATACAACAACTAATGGACAATATTCACACGCTGAAGGATATAGTACAACAGCAAATAGTGATTATTCACACGCTGAAGGATCAGGTACATCAGCATATGGAACTGCATCACACGCTGAAGGATATAATACAACAGCAAATGGTAATTACTCACACGCTGAAGGAGATACTACACGAGCAAATGGCTTATACTCACACGCTGAAGGAGGAAACACAATAGCGAGCGGCAGTTATTCACACGCTGAAGGATATTATACAACCGCTAGTGGAGATAAATCACACACTGAAGGAGAAAGCACAATAGCAAATGGACGAAGTTCACATGCTGAAGGAATAGGTACAATAACATCAGCCTCCTACCAACATGCTCAAGGTATGTTTAACAGAACATCATCTGTACAAGGAGCATTTATATTAGGTAATGGTACCAGTGATGCAAATAGATCCAATCTAATATTCGCCGCCGGTAACACAGTACAAATAACAGGATCCCTAAGTGTAAACGGTAGTATAACTGGTTCTCTACAGGGTACAGCATCATTCGCAACAACAGCAACCCAAATACAATCGGGTTCTATTATAGCCTCTATATCACCATCCTCAAATGTATTTACAATCAATTCGGGATCAACGAATTTAGTATATGTAAGCGCTAGTAATGGTAATATGGGTGTAAGTGGGAGTATAAATGCATCTGCTTTATATGCTCCTTCGGGAAGTATAAATAGTTTTACTTCTGATGATATTAACACATCAAATATTAATGTAAGTAAATTATTGTCGTTTGATAGAATGACTTCATTAAAGAGTTTTGTGACTATAGCAGGTAATGGAGGTTCTGCTGATTTAATAGCATATCCTTCTGATCAATATTATGGTGTAGTAATTGATGGGATAGCATACGATACATTAAATGATGAATCATTAATATTTAGATGTACTGTAGCTAATACTGCTACAAAAATTGGTAATCCTGACGTAGCTATGTTATCTACAACAAGTAGTAGTTCTTTTGGTGCTGTTTTTACAACCAATGTTAATTTTAACGCAACAAATACAACTTACCAGGTAAGAGTTGTTGTGACAAATACCTCACCTAAAAACGTTAATATTCGTCCAATGTACCGACTAGTAAAACAATGTATAACAAACTAACAATATGGGTCAATATTTAACCAACTCAGACATAATTATATTATCCGGAAGTTCACTGGCTATAGGTAATAGTACACCTAATGCTTCATTAGACGTATCTGGTAGTGTTATTATATCTGGTTCATTAAAGGTTATACAGGGTATAACTGGTTCACTGTTTGGTACATCTAGTTGGGCTGTAAGTTCATCACAGACAATAACGGCTCAAACAGCATCATATGTTGTAACAGCTCAAACAGCATCTTACGTCTTGCAGGCGGTAAGTGCGTCATTTGCAACAACAGCATCTTATGTTAAGAATGCTCAAACAGCATCTTACGTTTTACAAGCTGTAAGTGCGTCATTTGCTACCCTAGCTCAAACAGCAAATACAGCATCCTATGTTATAACGGCTCAAACGGCGTCTTATGTCGTAACAGCCCAAACGGCATCATATGTAACAGGTTCAGTACATAACAGTGCTAATCCTGCTTTAAGCGCGTCGTACGCGTTAACTGCCTCATACGCATTAAACGCCGGTAGTGGTGGTACAGTTAGTACAGCTAGTTTACTTACAACTGCATCTGTATCTTCAAACACAATTACATTTACTAAGGGTGATGGCAGTACATTCCCTATAACAGTAGCAACTGGCTCAGGCGGTGGAGGATCTACATTTCCTTACACGGGTAGCGCCATTATATCAGGCAGTTTAGTAGTAACAGGATCTATAACGTCAACGTTAGGATTTACTGGTTCATTACAGGGTACATCTAGTTGGGCTGTAAGTGCTTCGCAAGCAGTAACAGCATCTTATGTGTCAACTGCACAAACTGCATCATATTATGGAGGCAGTGTTATCAGTGCATCATACGCTTCTAGTTCAACAAGTGCTTCATACTCCTCTACGGCATCATACGTTTTACAAGCAGTAAGTGCGTCATTCGCAACAACCGCATCTTACGTAACAGGTTCAATACACAATAGTACTAATCCTGCTTTAAGTGCATCATACGCCGCGACTGCTTCATATGCTGCTATAGCGGGCAACGGCGGTGTAACACAATTAGTAGCAGGTGCGGGTATATCTTTATCACCTGCTGGTGGTACAGGCGCAGTAACGGTAACGTCTTTAGGTGGAAGTACATATAATACAATGACAGGATCTTATGGTGCATTCCATGATACTGGTTCTTATTCTATAGCCAGTACTACAACAGCATATTCAGCGTCATTAGGTCAAACAGATATTACTAACGGAGTATTTACTAGTGGTTCAGATAAAACTAAAATATATTTTACAAACGCAGGTGTATATAATGTACAATTTTCAATGCAATTTGAAAACTCAAGTAACCAAGATGAGGATGTACAAATATGGATAAGACAAGGTAATGGTACTGGTTCTGCGACTGATGTAGCTTTTACAACAGGACTTGTAAGTGTTCCAAGTAAACACGGTGCTACACCGGGCCATGTTATAGCAGGATGGAATTACTTTATAAGTACTGCAGCCAATGATTATATACAATTAATGTATCAAGGTAGTAGCACTAGTATAACATTAATAACATATGCTGCGGGCATTACACCTACAACTCCAGTAACACCTTCAACTATACTTACAGCACAACGTGTAGACACATTCTTAAGTAATACAGGTTCATTTAGTGGCTCGTTTAATGGTGTATTCACTGGTTCATTGCAGGGTACATCATCTTGGGCGATTAACGCGGCAACAGCATCTAATATAAGTCCATCAATATCTCCTGACGGTTTGAATCGTGTATTAATATCGAACGGAAATGGTACTATGTATACTACCGCTAATTTAATATATACTGGTAGTGTATTTACAATAATTGATAGTTTATCTAATGGACAAAATACAACAGCAAGTGGTTATTCACACGCTGAAGGATTCTCTACAGTAACTTCGTCACCATATTCACACGCGGAAGGAATAAGTACAATAGTAACTGGAGACGGTTCACACGCTGAAGGATCAAACACACAAGCAAACGGAAATACCTCACACGCTGAAGGCGCATTCACAATAGCAAACGGAAATACCTCACACGCTGAAGGCGAATCCACAATAACAAACGGCATCGCGTCACACGCTGAAGGATACGGCACAACAACAAACCATGATTACGCACACGCTGAAGGAGAATCCACAATAGCGAACGGATATGCATCGCACGCTGAAGGTTCATATACAGTAGCAAGTGCATATGCATCACACGCTGAAGGAGATACTACAACAGCACAAGGTTATGGATCACATACGGAAGGAAATAGGACGATAACAGGATATAGAACCCAAGATTTAATAGACAATAATACTGTAACTATATCTCCACCAATTATAGGAGCATCAAGTAAAGTAATATTTTCAATTGGCGGAAATTATACATCATATTATCCAATGGGTTCTGTTGTCACGGTTATAGATGATGCTTACTCATATACTTATACGGACACTATATATTCGTCCTCATATAATACAGGTGATGACGTTACTACAGTTTTTTTTACAAATCATCCTACCGGCTCTTACGTAGGTTTTATTGTAGCTAGTGCTAATGGTGAAGGAACATACTCACACGCTGAAGGACAAAATACAATAGCAATTGGACAACATTCACACGCTGAAGGGTCATATACAATAGCAAGCGGTAGTTATTCACACGCTGAAGGTGAAAACACAGTAGCAAGTGCATATGCATCACATGCTGAAGGAGCATCTACAATAGCAAACGGCTATTATTCACACGCTGAAGGAGGAGGTTCAATAGCAAACGGTAATTATTCACACGCTGAAGGACAAAATACAACAGCAAACGGACAATCATCACACGCTGAAGGCGACGGCACAACAGCAAACGGAGTTGCATCACACGCTGAAGGTAGTCTCACAACAACTTACAATGCCGGTTCACACGCTGAAGGATACGGCACAATAACATCAGCCTCCTATCAGCATGCTCAAGGTATGTTTAATAGAACATCCTCAGTTGAAGGAGCATTTATACTAGGCAATGGTACTAGTGATGCTAATAGATCCAATCTAATATTCGCCGCTGGCAACACAGTACAAATAACTGGATCGCTAAACGTAAGCGGCAGTATAACTGGTTCTTTACTAGGTACAGCGTCATACGCGACAACAGCATCTTATGCGTTAAATGGCGGAAGTGGTGCTGCTTTTCCTTACACAGGCAGCGCCATAATAACAGGTAGTTTA